GATCATTTCCTTCCGTTTCTATTTGTCCTCTTCTAAATTTTTGCTTAAAATCGAAAACAATACCTTCATCTTCTTTTTTAATTTCTTCTTCGGTGAATCCAAATATGTTTCTATAAATCCAATCTGTAGAAACTATACCATCTTGTAACATTGAAGATGCAAGTGAAGTTTTACTCGTCCACAACTCAATTTTTTCTTGTTCATATATTGTAGATGGATTTGTTAAACCTAAATCAAAATTAACTAAATCTGCGTCTGTATATCCTTGTACGTATAAATGTACAATAGCAATCTTTGTTAATTCACTAACAATAATTCTTTGTATTCTTTCAATCGTTCTTGCAAATCTAACATCTTCTGCTGCTAAAGTTGCCTTTGAACCAACTTGTTCTTCGTATCCAAGAAACGCCTTTGGAATCTTTAATGCTGCCATCAACTTATTTCTTAGATACTCAATATCTTCAACTGCTTCATAAGTTAATCCAGGTAATGAATCTATTTGTGTTCCACTATCTCCACCACGAACAGGTACAAAGAAATCTTCTGTTATGTTTTGCATATTATATCGTAAATTATAATCACCAGATTCTTTTTCTACTACGGGTGCCTTTTTCATTTTATTGATAATTTGTTGCATATAATTATCAACTTCGTTTGGTGGAATATTACCTATATCAATTTTAAATACTCTCTTTTCTGGAGCTCTCATAATTCTGTGAATCAACATAGCATCTTCCATAAGTGAAAGTTGTTTCCAAGTCTTTCTACCACCTTCAACCATAGCCTTACCATACGGTAAATAATTTGAATCTCCCAATAATCTAAAATGTGCAATTTCGAAATTTTCAAATTCTTGTTGAGTATGAGTTACTTTTGTCTGATTTGGATCTGCTGATTCTAATACAAACTTAACATATTCTGGATTTTCTGGATCAATTCCTTCTAATCTCACTACATCATAGCTTGATAACGGAACTACATTTTTAACTCCATATTTATCATCTATTTCTAAATGTAAAAAGAAATCTCCATACTTACACATATTACGAACCCAAGACCATAAATTAAATTCTACATTCAAAATATCATAAAATAAATTATGTAATATTTGTTTTATTTGATCATTATCACTATTGATTGTTAAAACATCACCATACTCGGATTTCATTGTTGATTCATCTGAATAAACATCCAATGCTGATGATATAATAGAATCACTATCCATTGATTCATAATCTCTAAATAACCCTAACCGCATTGAGCGTACCATCGCGGTATCTGAATATCCAGATAATCCTTTACCCGTTGAAAACAATCGTTGATATCTATCCACCAATTGTTTTTGTGGTAAATATTGTACTTTACTCGTATCTGCTACTTTTAATTTTCTTCCACCAACGTTTCTAACAATAACGTTACCTGAAAATAATCTAAACAGTCGAGCTCTTATTGATGTATCTGCCATACTTTCCTCTAATTAATTAACCATTCCAATGATTCTTTTTCTTTATTTCTATTTCCTACATCCCATTGCCAGGCATCCTGACCAGGGTTTTCATCTGTTACATATATACCAGGATTCATATCAATCCCCGCCAAACTTTTCTTCTGTAATTCTATTCCTTCGGCCCTCAATCTTAATGCTGTTTCTCTTATCCACAATCCAATACCAAATGACATTACTAAGTCATCATTGTATCCTTGCATAGCTTCAGCTTTAGTTCCGTTATATATAAATACGAATAATTCATCAATTAACCTCTGGGAATAAACTTTAACTGATTTTTCTCTAAAAAATTCTTCTAATTTAGAAATAACCAAAGGTCTTGTTTTTGTAGACATTGTAAACCCAGGAATCATTTGTTTTTCTTGTCTATAAAGTTTATTAGACATTTGTTTTTGTGTATCCACATATTGTAAATCTTTACTCATATAAAATAAGTTATCATATTCTCTATCTATTACTTGTTGAATTGCTGCCCACCCAATTGTGGCGTTCTCAATTACCAATAATGCGTTATTATATTCCTTAGATATATTTACAAGTAAGTTACCATAATCCCTTGTAGAAATCTTACCTTTATATTCCGCTACTTGTTTACAATCTTCTACTTCCATAACATGAAATGCCGAGTAGTCGGTCGCATCCCCCCTACTAACATCTGCACTCACAACATAATCTTTTGTATAATTTGGTTGTTCCCATATCCAAACATTATTATCAACTCCACGTTTTTCCATAGGGTCTTTTACCATAGTGGTTCTATATTCTTCTAAAATAACACCATCAACTACAGATTGACCAGAAGTGATAAAGTCACAATCACATTCTTGAGCGGCCATTGAAGGCCCCAATAATTTATCTTGTTCATCTCTCCAAGGTTGTTCTCTATCTGGATGTATAGTCCAATGAAGTTTAATCATATTCCAATTATTAGCACCATCTTCAGCATCTACCCAAGTTCTATGAAACCAATTACCAACACCATTTGGTGTAGAAAGTGCAATACATCTACCACCTAATGCCAATGTTTGAGATGCAGCAGTCCATATTGAATCTATTTTAGGAATAAATGCCGCCTCATCTAACACCAATAAAGATAGTGCCTCTGAACGACCTGCTTCATCTGAACTTGCGATTGCCTTGATTTGAGAACCATTTCTATATCTTAATGATAATTTATTATCTTCCACACAATTGGCCTTTAACCAACTTGGAAGATTTGCGTGCATTACACGAACTTTTGTTACTAAATTTTTAGCAGTATCTTGTTTGGTGGCAATTACTAATATGTTCTTATCTTGATGAAATGTCATCATCCATAATGCATATCCCGCAGTTAATGTACTGATACCTAACTGTCTTGCCTTTAAAATAACATTATATTCATTTTTTAATAAATCTTCAATTGTTCTTTCTTGAAAATCATACAAATTAAATGGTATTTTCCCTTTAAGTGGATGTTGAATTACGCAATACTTTCTTAAAAAATATACAGGAGATTCTGCACATTTTAAAAATTCTCGTTTTATTGCATTTTTTATATTTTTCTTATTATCCATTATTTAAACCAGTTGATACCTTTACCTATATTATATGCCGGTATTCCGACTATTCCTGCTCCATAGACAAAATATAACCATTTATTTTCATACCAAGATGGTTTTACTAATTTTACCTTCTTTTCTAATAACTTAATTTGTTCATCAGATAATTTAATTTGAGATTCATATAAAACTTTTAAAGAATCATCTTCTACTGACTTTCCCTTATAAATATCAAATAAACTGTCCTGATACGAAACTGTTTTTGATAAACTTTCTACTTCAAATTGTAACTGTTTTATATTATTAGTTAAACTTATAGCATCCTCTTCGGTCAGAGTCATTTGTCCGAAAAGTGAACCAATTAGGAATAAGTGTATTATCCATTTCATTAGTCAAGATTATTTTAATTATCTATGTAGGACGTGAACTACACCAGTTGAACCAATTACTACTTTCCTTACACCAATTGGATAAAGTGTTTTAGTGGTAATTTGATCCGTATCTAATGTTCCACCACTAGCACAATGTATTACTACATTAGTAGCATTTTCAACAATAAATCCCGCACCAGAATTTGAACCTGTGGCATGAAAGGTAGTACTTGACGCCACCTCTGTTACCTTATTATAATCACCCAGTGCTAAATTGTCTGGTATTGCCATTTTAATCTCCTATTATTTTTTCTTAGCAAATTCTCTTAAAAAATCTTCAGCCTCAGAAATATCTTTTACTTTCTTTGTCTTAGAAGAACCTTTTTTTACTTCTTCTATTTCTTTTTCAAGTTTTTCTGCCTTTGTTTTTAATTTATCACTCTTTTTAGAAACAGATTTAGTGGCAGACTTAATTTGTTTCTTTTTTTTCTTTATATCTTTAATTTTTTTGTCTATCTTTACTATTTTCTTCTTTTTTATCTTAGATAATAGTTGAGATAATCCCAGAAAAAAAGTAAATATCCAAACAGGATTAATTTTTTTAAAGAATTTCCTGATTGAGTCCCTACTCATTAAAGACCACGTTTAATTTTAGCAAAGTATCTAATTAAATCACTTTTATCCAAATTTAACGCCTTAACTATTCTTGCCAGTGCTGCTACTTGTCTTTTTCGATTAAGATTAGCACCTTTAATAGCATCAACTGCTTTATTTAAATATCTTTCGGCTTGAGCGGGAAGTTTATAATCTTCTAAACCTTTACCGTCTTCCGTCATCACTTCCTTAATCTCTGTACGAATTATATTACGCAATTCATCTTGTGTCATAGTAAAATCTCCTAATTATCTATGTTAACATACATATAAATATCAATTAAATTGTTTCTTCTAAGTTTTTTAAATAATCTTCAGCTTCCACTAAAAGTTTTTTCATTTCTTCTCCATCATCTCCACCCCACTTTTCTTCATCTACCGAATAACCATCCGCTCTTACCTGATTCAAAAATGTGACCGCATCTGGAGAATTTTTCCACTCTTCTATGGTTTGTTTTAAATCTTTGATATAAGACCGTTTATTTTCTCTAACTTTTGTTTTTTCATATTCTTCATAAGTACCATTTATTCTCATTTTGGTTTCTTCGTTTACCACACAATCATGACACCTACTTTGTAAATAATAAAATTTAGTATCTAACCGACTTTTCATTATTTTCTTACATTCTGGACAAAACCACGGCATTCTTGCTTCTTTTAATACATCTGCCTTTTCTGAAGAAATTTTTCGTTCTTCTTTCTCTGTTTCAGTAAGTCCTATTTTATCTCCTTGATATCCTACCATTATACGTTTTTCTGGAGACTTACCATCAAGAATTGATTGTAATGCTTCGTTTTGTCTTTGATTTTCTCTACTATATCCCATAATAACCTATACTCCGTATTGCCTTTTATATTTGTAATATGTCGGAATACTTACACCTAATTCATAGATGATTTCTGTTACTGACTTATTACTTTCTAATACTTTTATTAAATCTTCTTTTTTCACTTTCGGGTTTTCCTCATAATATCTTTTGTGAGCCAATCTCTGTTTCTCTCTATACTCATCACTTTTCCAAAGTTCTTTACTAACTTTAGAAACTCCTCTTGAAATTTTTTCTCTTACTTCTTTACTTCTCATTACTTCCTTATGTATCTTTGAGTTTCTTTGTGCTAAACTCATTTTCTTTTTTTGTTCTTTCGTTCTCCTTAAACCCAATGTTGCTTTACCACCTGCAACTGCATCATTAGTTAAACCACCTGGTGAAATATTGTATTCTGGTTTTAATTTACTAATCCAATATTTCTCTCTTTCATCTAATTTATCAATACTATCTACTACTTCTAATGTTTCAACAATAAAGTTTTCACCACCATACTTTTTGATAGCATTACTCAATATAATTCCACTACCTTTATAATAGCGATTATTATTTTGTCTGGTCTGTCCTATGTAGAACTTTCCATTCAATAAATTGGTTGTTTTATATATTCTATAATATCCCATACCTTTATATAAATATATAGGATACAAAAAAATGTATTAAAAGTTCACCAATCCCAAAATCTGGTTAATCGGAGCAAAACTTCCTGTGAACTTATAAGTATTACCTTTATACTTAAATACTATACCTTCTGACGGAACAATTGAAGATAATCCACCAATTGCTTCTAATTTTTCAAGTTGGTGTTTTAACGTAGCCAACTTTTTAACATCTTTACCTCGTTTTACCTGTTTTATTGCCGCAATTACATCTCTTCTTATCTTTTGTACCGTACTATCTCCCGAAACTGCTAAATATCCACTAATATTCTTCAATATTTGTGCACCTACATCAAAAAATAAAACTTCAAAGGGTTTCATATTCTGTTTTACCGTTTCTTGATGGTCATTCTTATCAAATGATAATACCCAGTCTAAAAAATCAGGAAATTTCTTCAAATCTTTTTTAATCGTTGGTATCTTATATGACTTATCAAAAAACGCCCATCTTTTAGTTAAATTAATCAAAACTTTATTCGATATTTTTGCACTATGTTGTTTTGTTGCGTTAAAGATAAATTCTTCCCAAAATGATTGATGATACATAGATAAAGTATCATTATCTTTTAATGCATATTCTTTTTGTAATTTATTTAATCTACTGATAAACCCAGCCTTCTTTTTTCCAAAATCTTGTACTTTAGATACTGTTAAAAATTGAGGTTTACCAATTTTATAATGTTTTTGTACGTGTTGATTAACTTGTTTAATCATACCTGCCAACATTCGTCCAGAACCTTTAAGTTCTCCAATTGCCTTCCCGCTATCATCATATTCTAATGCTCCGTGAAATACAATCTCTGCTTTATCATAATTGATTACATTTGATGATGCTGGATACATGACTTCAAGATTCATCCAATTCTTACCATTACCAAAAATCTTTTCTTTTTGTGCATCGGATAATCTACCGATAGATTTTCCCAAATCTTTCATTGCAAATACAAATGCATCTCTAATATCACCTCTACCTGCAAACTTAGATGCTACTCCACTCGTATCCATCGAATTTGCTCCAAAATTCTTTAGTTGACCTTTATTTCTGGCCGTGACTAATTTTCCATCTTTCCAACTAACCATTAAATTTTGACCATCAAGTTTCTCTGTAACATTATCTTCACGACTAAGATTTCCACCCAATCCTAAAGTAATAATGTTTTTTAAATCACCAAATGTCAAATTTTTATCATCAAAGGGATGATTCATGTGTCCATAGGCTCCACCCATTAATAATAACTCCTTTCCATTATCTTGTTTATCTGTAACTAATAAATTTACATATTCTTTTAAATCAAAAATATTATCACTATGAAATTTATCCATTGGTGATAATTTAAGCTTTTTTGCTCTTTTTGTATTTTGTCCAACTGAGTCTATATCAACTCCGGCCGATACGGGTGCCTCAACTGCCACTCCTGTATAATCTTTACCATCGGGAGTAATTCCGTTCCAATTAAGAACTTCCCAACCCAAACTACTCATTATAAATTTTATTCTATCTTTATATGCCTCTATTGGATTTGTCTTACCAAATCTTTCACCGTAGGCTCCAGCTCCTTTTTTACCATATGCCACTGCCGGAACTATGTTTTTTGAAGTTGTATAATCAAGTCCTGGATCTTTTGCAGAATCACTTATAATATAACTCAATAAATCCCAACCCGTATCATTGATTTGTTCATGAGAATACATATTTTCAATCCAAGACTTTGTAACTCGTTTGTAATCCTCAAATCCATCATAAAATGTTGGTGGGCCGTCATCCGTAGGAAACATACCACTATTAGCAACTTCTTTTAATAATTTTGGTATAATATTTGGATTATTAACTAAAAACCCATCATATACTTCAAATAATTTTTTAAATTTATTAGTCATCATTTGGAATACCCCTTTATCAAAGTATCCGAATGCCTTTTTAAATAATTTTTCTCTATTCTTTTCAAATTCAGGTGAACCAAGTAGTTGTCTTATAGTAGTTCCACTTACTTCCTTTCCACCAACTCTAACTGAAACGTGTGGTGCTGTATGAATGTATCCGTGTTCCTCGTATCCACTCATGTTATTTTTATTCTTTTTATAATCTTGATAATAAGTTTTTCCACCACTTTTCTTTGTTCCACCCGTTAATCTATCGGCGTCCTTTTCACCAAATATGTAAATTACTGCAGTTGTTTCTTCATCAAATTTATTTAATGTGTTTTTAGCAACATAAGGTGTTCTTTCTTTTATAATACGATTAGATGGTATACCCATTTTTTTCATATGACGAACTTTTTC